CATCAACCATACCGGTTGCTTGTACTACAATGTAAGGATATGATGTCTGATCAGTAGCTTTATTTACTACAGTAACACCACTTCCATCATGAGTTATATTGCCGTCTAACAACCCATAAATATATGCCCTTACATTTCTTGTACTATCATTCATATTCTTCTAATCCTTCAAGATATTTGTCCCATAAAATCAAGAAACTTGGCTTTAATATGAGATGTTTTATATCCTCAACTTTAATTTTATCCTTAATTAAACTAAACTCATCTTCTTTAACAAGAAACTCTTCCATATCCTTATTTAGAGGCTCTAGAATGTCTTCTTTTCCTTTATGTGGTGTAAGTACACCTTTATCATCTAAAGTGCCGTAAACCTCGTATAATTTAGTCCTAGCCTTATTGATTGATTCAACTTGCTCCTCAATCTTTTTTAATCCTTGTATTAGTTTATAGGTTAAATCTAAACCTACTCCTTTTTCGGAAGATTCTACCGCGTTGGTTAAAAGCATTAAACCTTTGTGATATTCTTCTGCTTCCTTAAATGTGATTGTTTTATTCTCAAACATTGTCTGTTATATTAATTGTTATACATTCATTTTTACTCATCTTTTGGTATAATCTTCTAAATGCTGATGTGCTATCTGTGCCGTTGTTCTTTTGGCTTAACCCATGTGCATTAGATTTTATTCCATTATTTAGCAGTAAACAACCATCGCTATTGGATGTGTCATTCCCTATATGCAAATATACATAGTTAAAGTCTTTTACGCCTTGTATTTCAAAATGATAATCAAACCAATCAAATTTTGCCCTATACTTTTTGGTTAATCCACTTATTACTTCACGTTTTTTGATATCATAAGAGCCACAAGGTATTCTTGTTTCACCTTTAACTTTTATATCCCTACTCTCATCCTCTAGAACAAAGCATTCAAATTCACCATCCACAAAAAGTAATCCTAAAGTAGAATCACTTTGTGAACTAAATCGTTTTAATTCTAAATTCATGCTGATGCGTCTACCGATGGATCAACCCAATCACCTACAATCACTAGATTTAAATCCTCGGCTATAATTGTGTAAACGTAATTATCATCAGCACCCCACGCAGCGTATTGCTCACCACTAATACTGAGTTCTCCCTTTGATACTTGATAACCTTCTTCTGTTATCAGTTGCCAATAAAAAGAGGCTGCTTGTCCCAAGGTTACGCTTGTCCCGTATGCTTGTAATTTTACAGCAGTTTTAATTGTTCCGTTCTGCCATACTTCTATTGATTCTATTTCTTTCATAATTTACTCTTATTTAATTAATATGGGTAACCCTTACCCTTTTAGTTTGTTAATTCGTAATTTTACGTTCCCGCAACTGTGCTAGCAAAATCTGTTAAATTTAAGACTTTCACGACGTATTTAGCGGCATAACCATCGACGTGATTATTTGTAATAGTTAAATCTCCATTTGATCTAGATATCGTAATTCCTTTTTCATTATGCAACTGCATATCAGTAAACCCGTTAGCGCCTTGCGTATGATAATGACTATATAAAGCAACTGCACCGCCTTGGAATGCAGTACTAGGGGTACAAGATACGGCAATAAAACCGAGGGATTGGTCACCTCCCGCACCGTTTATATTTAGTAATATATTTGCCCCATTTGCTAATGTTCCCGAACTAAACGGGCGCCCAATAACTGATGTATTTGCGTTTTCTAAAGAGATAGCACCTCCCGACTTAATGGTAACTCTTTGAGTGCCATCAGTGTAAAATCTTAAATCACCCCCACTGCCCGAAGAAGCAACTCCCGTTTGACTCGCACCTAAACTATTCCCTTGAAATTCTATACCTTTTGTTGAAATAAGTTCACCCGACTTTCTAACTTTAAACTTAGAGGTATACGTTCCGCCTGTACTACTTTGACAATCTAATATATCCAAATCAGGATCATTATCTGCCGCTTTTATTCGCAAACCTTCACTTGCATCAGCAGTATTTACTATTTCCATAGCCCTCCCCGCTAGACTAATATCTTGAGTTATATACCCGTTTGATGAGATGGATAAATGATTAGTTCCCGTCGAGCCCGCACCTAATATTAATTTCCCCGTTCCAATTGAATTTACGTAAGCATCTCCCGATCCACTTGCTTTTAATTTTAAATAAGCATTTAAATCTCCACCACCGGGATTACCTATTTGCACACTTGCGTCTGCACTATTACTAAAAGTAGCATTACCCCCCGATGAGATGGTGAGTCTATCTGTCCAAGTTCCACTTTTTCTTGATTGTATTTTAAAAACACCCGAACCAACTTCTTGTCGATAAGTGTCGTCAGTGCTTGAATTTTCAGCACCTATATAAAATTGTCCTGCTCCGACAAACATATTGTCTCTTACTATAACAACATTAGCACTTGTAGTTCCACTAAAAGTAACAAAACCAGAAGGTGCTAAAGTTATTTGTGGAAGTAATCTTGCATCGACTCCGTTTGTCGCTATCTGCAAATTTCCCGTAGATGATTTATAATCGAACGTAGCGCCTCTTAACGTTCCTTCAGAAATAGTTAATTGTTGTTCAGAGCCTTTAATATGTAATGTTGACGGGGTTGTCTCTGTACTTACCGCTCCAATCCCCACATTACCCGCAGATGTGATGCTTAATCTGGTTTGAGGTGATCCAACACCTTGTACTATCTCAAAGCCGTACGAATTAGTTCCCGTGGTTGGATTTGATTTTAACTGCCAAGTTGATCCCGAACCTATCTTCACAACGGCTGCCGTTAATCCACTGCTAATTTTAGAAAAAATTTCTCCTCCTTCAGCAAGAATATTTCCGCTAAAAGTAGCAAGTCCCGTAGATGAGATGGTTAAGTATCTACTTGCAGCCGTATAATTATATATATTAAAACTATTATCACTCGAACCAAAGTTAGTTCCTATCGCCCATTTATTCGTTCCACTTTCGGAGGTAATTACTCCACTTGCTTTATTTGTACTTGTTGAATCAGCAAAAATTAGCGGATTTACTTCATTTACTTTTACATCTCCACTAACCGTAATCGCACTTGCCGATTCTGTTATAATACTATCTTCTATATTTGCTCCACCCGTTGCCCATTTAGCAATAGTTCCCGCCGTTCCCGTTCCACCAACACTTCCCGTTCCCGAAGTAAATTCAATCACATTTCCATTAGTATCTACACCTAATGTTTTTGCTAATGTTCCCGTGTGTGTTCCACTTCCATAGCTATTAAATTGTAAACGATTATCCAATAAGATATAACCCGAACCCCCACTAATATTTAAAAATTCATCGGCAGCGGGAGAAATGTCTACATTGTAAGAAATCTGTCCTTTCGTTACACCTACTGACTTAAAATATAGCCTTGGCGCATTATTGGTGGATTCTTCTATACTAAGCCCGAATGACGATACATTAAAAGTTGTTCCTCCACTAGAATTAGTGTGCATCTTAACTGCACCCGAACCATCTGAAAGAATAATATTGTTGTCTGTGGCTCTTATGTCAAAAGTTCCTATTTGCCCACTAAATGATCCAATTATTACATTATTATCACCCGTTGTCATTGAAATACCCGAACCATAACCTACGGCAATATTCCTATCTCCCAAATTTGCTTTTAATGCCCTATAACCTAAAGAGGTATTTGCATCTCCCGATACATTAGTATATAAAGATTCAAATCCTAAAGCTATGTTTTGCGTACCCGTTGTATTAGAATATAAAGCCTTTGTGCCTATTGCGACAGAAAAATATACATTCTCCGAGTTATACATTGAATAACCACCAATTGCAATATTTCCGTCACCCACAGTTTCTGAATATAAAGCGTTTGCACCAAAAGCACTATTATCAACACCCGTTGTCATTGAAAACAACGTATTATATCCAAAAGCATTATTAAATCCTCCCGTAGTAAATGCTACTTTATTTAAATTATCCTTTCCAAAACCCGTATTAAAATTACCCGTATTTAAGGCTATATTTCCTCCACCAATGTTATAATTTTTTTGGGCTGCGCCCGTAGTATCTTCTTGATTTAATCTAATAGTACCATCCGTTAAAACACTAATAGTGCCATCACTTCTAAGTGTATCTGATGCGTTATTCCAAACCGCTATTGCATTCTGAGAAATTGTTCCCGTTTTCTTTACCGTACCTCCCGTTAATACTTGATTATCAACATATGCAGTTGTGGCTATATTAGTTGAACTATCATTGGCAGTTGGTGGTGTTCCCAAAACCTTAGAGGTATTAGCTAATGTAGCTATACCATTAAAAGTAGTAGAACCAAACGTGTTTCCACTTGCAGTACTAAGTATAGCAGTAGTAGTAGTATTTCCATTTGTTAAAACTTGCTCTAATGTCTGATTATCTAATTGATCACTAAAAACTAAATTACCACTCGCATCGGCTGATAAAACTTGTCCTACTGTTCCCGTTGCACTTGGAAATGTGTAAGCATCATAAAATCTAATTGATGCGGTAGATAGATACAAAGGCAATGCGTTACCTCCACCATCAGAAATTTGGACAAAACTTGATGATATAGCATCATTACTTATAGATTTCAATAAACCTAAATAACTATCCTTTATTTTATTTCCCGTTAATGCTGCCATTTTATACTTTAGTTTTCTTTTTTAATGCCCTTCTTAAATCTTTCTTCAAAGTTACTTTGTTTTTAAAAACTGCGGGAAAGAAAAATGGGTATGCTTTTGTACCTTTTTTTAACATACTTTTTATAACTATAAATACTTCATTTTCGGGAACACCTTCAGAGATTAAATATTTTTTTAATCTATCATAAACATCACCACTCTCCCCCTTCATACCCTTAAATTTATTAGGGTAATTTCCTAATCTTGAATCTGAATCAAACTTACCTTTAGTCCCAAATTCAACAAAAGCACCATAAACGGCATCTACTTTTAAACTCCATTCTCCTTTTCCTTTTGATTTTTTAACTTTTTTCTTAAGACTATTTTTTAGTTTAGACTGATAAACAGTTTTATTAGAAGATATATTTATTTTAGCATCTTTCTTAGTATTGTCTATAAATTTATCAATAGCAGCTTCTACTCCTATAATTTTTTTACCAACATACTTGCTTAAATTAATTGATATTCTGTCTGCGTTATGTTTAAATTTAAAACTCATTCTACAACACGGCAAGTTAAATCAATCATTCTTTGATAACTTTCTTGTGCTGAAATGGAAATAATACTATATTCCTTTCCTCTCCATAAAATAAAATTAGATTTTGATGTGGGAATCTCTAATTGAGAATTTCTTATCCTAAAAACCCAATCACCTTCTAATACATTCTGAGTCCCTGTTAAATCTTGAAAATCTCTTCTTTTTTGATAAATATTCGCCCAAGTAATTAATACGTCTACAGTTTCATTTAAAGAGCGTTGTCCTGTATTACTTGTAGTATAAGTTCTAGATTTAATTGTTATTCTTTCCCTCATATTACAATAGGTTTGTACGGAGACATTAATTGAATTGTCTCTGTGGGTGGCGCCGTAGGTACATCCTTATCAAAGAAACTTCTATTATTATCGTACATAACCTTAATGTAAGCGAGTGTAGCTAGTTTTATTTCACGTGGAACTGTGGATCCATCCGAATTATAATAAATATTTACGGTTTGATATGATTTCTTAAAATCTAAAACCAAACTTCTTGCTCTACTATTAGTTAATCCATAAGTCCAATAATCAGTAGATTCAGTAAACGTACCACTACCATCAGAATTAAATGTATTATACGTTACACTAGTAACGGTAGTTACAGGAGAAAATAATAAATCAATATACTTTTCTGTAGAATCGTATTGAATAACGATATCTCTGTTTTTTAGTGTCTGCTTAAATTGCCTTTCTATATAAGATGCAGCAGCTTGAAACATATCATTGATCAAAACATCATCAGTAGAATTGTCCACTTTTAAATAGTTCTTTATCTCAACTAATGTTAAGTAATCAAAACTACTAGGAGCGCCACTAGCATCAGAAATAGTATAATTAATCATTCTCTAATTCTTCAATTAAACGAGATTCTTTCCATCTTTTGTCAGCATCCTTACCATACTTTTCTAAGTATTGCTCTCTTAAAGAATCAATATCATCTACCTCTTCTTTGGTTTCTACCTCAACCTTTAATTCCTTAGTTTGAACAACTTGTTTTTCTTCCTTTTTAAAGAAATCATAAGTCTCAAGAACTGCTTGTCCTGTTTTAATTAAATGTTGCTGATCAGACTTAGAGGAAACCTCTAAAATACTTCCTACTTTAAATTGTCTTCCTTCATGTAAGAAATCAACCTTTACTCTCATTTGTGCCATACTACTTTGATTTTAATAAATGTTCTAAAATTTTATTATTTAAATTCTCTATACTACCTAGCCTATGTCCTATCTCATTCCTAAACTGCTGATCAGAAGTACTATTAACCTTTACTTCACTCTCTATACTAGTAACTTTCTTTTCTAAATCCGTCAATCTATTATCGTGTTTTTTCAAGGCAGCGTTCTGTTGTTTGTCAATTAGTTTGTGTCCAAGCACACTTCCTCCGGCTCCTGTTGCTCCAACCCCTAATAATGCCATCAATTCTGCCCAATGCTGAGTAAGCCATTCGTTCATCCTCCTATTTAATAATGTCTTGCGCCTCGTCTAATCCTATTTTACCGCTTATGAACATATACATGACACAACCCGCTACAAGCAATCTTATTACTTGCTTGATAAATCTAGGTGTTAGTTTAAATTTACCTTCACCCCCTTCTGTAGATTTAACTTGCTCTACAACTTCTCCCGCTAATGGTATGACAGTTTCAATAATATTAAGTAAACCCTTGATTATCATAATTATTTTTTTAACAAAGATAAATAAAAAAAGCCACCATTTTAAAGGTGACTTTCTAAACTAAAAAAAAACAAGAAAAAAATATTA